CAGCCCAATATGCTGCGGACATTTTACCTTTAGCGATATTCTTACCATGTCTGGCTTTAAATGATTTTCGTCTAGCTTTTTGACGATCTGACTCGCCTTTTTTGGGTGCTCCGGCAGTAGTAACACCGGCTTGTCCAAACCGAATTGTTTTAACCTTATCACCATCTTTTGCTACCACAATGTGGCTCTTGGTCGGGTGACCGGGGGTACGCTTAGGTTTATTAAAACCTTGTACACCAGCTGATTGAATACGAGGATCTTTCTCTTCACAGAATGTCCTGAAGGTAATCATTTACTATCCTTTGACATAGAACCGGATTTAACAACACCTGACTTTTTAATCTTATTGATAAGTTTCAGATTACGCATATTTATCGCTGATTCATTTTTAGCATCGTCGTCATTCATCATATAACGATGTGCGGAATTGAGATAATCTGCTGCCTTTGTAATCTTGTTTTGGACCCATTCAGGTAGATTTTCGTCATCATCAAACATCTCGATCATATGCTCAGCGTCACTGATAACCCCACGTAATTGGGTTTTAGCCATTCCACCTTCGTTATCATATTCACCAGGATCTTTAGCTTCTCTTAATTGCTTAAAGGTATACATTACATCATCTTTCCAGCTTTATAATTTTTACCCTTAGAAGCCATTCTTTTCATAATGGATGTGCCTTTGGCCTTTGCCTTCTTATCAGCCTTATCAATATCTGTTACACCAATGCCGTAACCCTTTTTCGCCGCGCCTGGATCCATAGCTTTGTTACGAGCTTGATTACCTGCAGCTCTCTTAGCCGTGTATTTTTGAACAGCGGGGGATGCAGAAGCAGCTTTGCCAAAGGAAGGCTTCAAGCCGTCTGGTTTTTTAGGTCCGTCACGCTCGAGAGCTTCCATAAAACCTTTATCGCCAGGCTTCTTGCCATGATTCATAACCTTTTTACCCATAGGAGTAAGGTTGCCTTTCTTATCATACATTTGATTTACGAGCTTTTTCTCAGCTGCTGTCAACTCGTTAACTTGTTCTTTACGTAATGCCTTAAATGTTTTCTTCGTAGCATTACGGTCCGCCATCTTTAAGCCTTTTGAACGCTTATCCATAGTCTTCAATTCATCTGAAGTATCTGTAGATTTAAAACCATCTTTACTACGAAGCATTTTAGCACCTGCTGAATTTGCTGCACGATCCTTAGAATACTTTGCTTTATCACGATAGCTCTGCATCGCCTTAGGTGTATCAAGAACTTCATTCTTCATATTTTGAGAGGAAAGATATTCTTTCTTACTACACCAATTTCTTCCTGCCATATCATAAGCATCATACATGCAGCTTTCACTCTTGGGCTTACCAAACTCGTCGCCACAGTGCTTGCAACACATATCGTTCATGTCTTTTTCTTCTTTGACTGCCTTACGTGCTTTATTGAACATAGCATCGTCGCCGGTAATCATTCCTATTAGTTCACCAAGCATATCAAATAGGATCTTACGTTCTTTCTGCGGAACCGGTTTGCCGTCCTTCATAAGTGTTAATGCTCGAACAATCTTAGTCATATCCTTCTTGTCCATTAATCCAAGTCTAACTAATTGCTTGACCTTCTCCATCTCCGGATCTTGAGCTTCTACAAGCTTTGCTCCTTCATCGACCCTTTTAGCCTGCCAAGTAGCAATAGCCATTTTCTTTTTCATGTCCATACCTGGGTTATCCCTTTCCATTGCTTTGGCGATCTCTTCGCGTTTCTTTTTCTCGGCTGGGGTCAAAGTCTTTTCACCCATAGGCTTTTTCTTAATAGCACCTTCTTTTTTAACAGGAACCATACGAATACCAACCTTGCCATCTGGTTTAATATATTTCTCAGGCTTTTTATCAGCTGACTGTGTAGTCTTATCCCAGTTTTCTTTTATGGACTTTAGCTTTTTCATTTCTTTAACCTTGCCTTTTGTTTTGCCCATAGATCAGGATCGCCTTTTACTCTGGTTCTACCGCCAGTTATAAAGCTATTCACTCTGGCCATTCCCCATTGTTGAGGTGTAGTACCCGGCTTATGTCCAACTTTCCAAGCTGCTACGCCTCTGCTATAGACCTTTTTTAGGATACCTAATGAAAATCCTGATTTTTTAGCTTTAGCGGCAAGACCGGCATCTGCGCTTTCTAAAAATAATTGAAATGATTTCATTAATCGTCCCCGTACATTTGTTTAAATTTTTTCGTATACTGTGAGGGCTTAGTGCCTTTTGCTCTAGCCTTCTTATCACCTGGTGCATCTTTATATAGATCTGGATTACTGTGATCATCCCGCTTAGACATTTTCTTAAAGTGTGAGTCACGTGCTGCCTTTGTAGACTTAGCCTTTATTCCCATTTGAAATGTAGCAGGCTGTGAACCTCTACGGTCATCGATATCAGGATCTTGACGGACCTGAATCTTTTCCTTCATAGGATCTTGCTTTAAATATTTCTTACGAGAGATTGGTGGGCCACCATATTCGTTTACGGATTCACCTTTAGCTTTTTGGATAGCGTCTGGGGTCGGTGCACCCTTTTCACCTTTCTTTCGCATCTTTTCGCCTCTACGGCGCTTTGCCCAAATATTTGCCCAAAGGCCTTCGGATTTTTCACCGGGTGTCATTTTCTTTGCTTTTTTCGTAGATTCAGGTGTACCCCATTCCGGCTGAACGGATTCCTGTAAGGATTCTCTAACTACGCCGTCATTGTCATCGTTTGGAAGATCTTGCACTTCCCAAGTTACTTTCTGATTGGGATCAGGTTTAGAAATATCATCGATCCAGCATCTCCAGGTCTCGCCCTTTGATTCTACAATAACATAATTGGTACCAAGATGTTGAATGTGCCCGACAATGCCGTTCTTAGTCATTACGACCTGTTCGCCTTTTTCGAATATATTATCTCGAATGTACGCCTCGCGTAGATCCGATACAGGCTTTAACTGTACGTGATTCTTAAACTTTTTAGCTTCTTTTAATCCCATAGACTTACGTATTGTATTAAACAAAGTTTTTGCATCAGGATTAGATACGGCTTTCGGTAATCCTTGTGAAAAGGATACAAAGTTATTATCCTTTGCAAATCCCCTCATCTTGGATGCTGACATACCTTCAACACCCTCCGCATCCGGATCTCTTTCGCCCGCGGAGACTACTTTAATTGATTTAAAGTTATAAAAGCCATGTGCGGCTTTTTTGCCGTTGTACTTATTTAAAAGTATATCAAACTCACGAATCCGATCTGATCCAACTACCATTACAAGATTAATAAATCCCTCGTTAAACAGTGCTGATGCAGCTGCCATGGGGTTATTAACCTTTTTATTTAACATAACGGATCTAGCATGCTTAGGAAATAGCTTCCTAGCAAACTTAATCTTCTCTTGATATTTTAAGGGGTTCTTATTCTTATCCTGAGACTGGGATAGAAAGATTCTATATGGATTGGATCCAGCCTTCTGCGATAAAACATCGAGCAACTTACCATGGCCGATCGTCGGAGGATTCATTCTCCCGAACGTATAAAATACAGTCTTTTCTTCTTCTACTAAAAACTGTGAAAAACTATTAAACATATTAACCGCGCTTTTTACCCATTTCTGACCGTCTTAAAGTTGGCAATAGTTTCTTTGCCATTCGATTTACTCTACCTTTCATTTTATCCAGGCGAGACTCAATCTCTTTCTTTCTTGATGGGGTAAGGTCTCTTTTAGCAATACCTTGGGTTAGCTTTTTAGCCAGAGCCCTGCGAGCAGCCTTGCGGGCTCTTTTCGCTAAAACTTTAGAGCTAGCGATCTTTGCCCTTGCTTTCTTCTGACCTACTTTTAATCTCGATTGATACTTCTTCATGGTACGAGCTTTTTGACGACGTTGTGCCATTGAAAGAGCTTCGTCAACATTTACGGCTTTAATCTCATTGCCACAGCAATCACATTCTTTACCGACCTCGTCCATAGTATGTTTTCCACCGCAATGCCCACAATCGCTACCACAGCCGCAACTTGCTTTCTGTGCAGCCTCGTTAGTGTTACCTGTCGGAGTATCCATTTTTCTTTTTTTGGCCTGGCGGTTGATTAACTCATCTTCGCCGGGCATATAATTTACTGGTGTAAAATCTTTAAAACTGACCTTTGCCATTTAGTTCCTCGTTGGTTTATCCCATCCTTTTAATATATCTGGTGAAAAGTTGTTGTATGAGAACTCCATACGATCAACAAGTTTCACCGCGTCACCACCTAATTTATCAATAGCTACATAGCCTTCGGCTCCTGTTACTTTAAATCCATTCTTACTCTTTACAAATGTTGAAATATTCTGTAAAGTATTAAGCTTATTTATAAGTTTTAATTTCACAAGAACAATCAATTTTTGTAGTTCAAACATCTTTTCTAGTGATTTTTTATTATTCTCTGAGAAAAAATCTAAGAGTTTAGCTAGTTTATCCTGTTGTGCCGCTTTACCCTTTTCACTTTTTCTCTTAGATATTTCCTTTGCATATTTCAGTCTGATCCACCGAATGAGCATTGATACGTGTCGTCTTGAATCCCCAGGGATTTGTCCTTTTCTAACGTATTTGTTATTGAATTGCTCAACGAGACGCGGTAGCTCTGAATGTGATTCAAGTTCTTTAAGGGTAGTCCCAGCAATTTGGTTAAATAGTTTTCCGATTTCTGAAAGATTCGCATTAACATAATCGGTATCTTTCTTACTCATTGTTGCTTTTGTTAAATCCCTTAGCATAGCATCCTGTGACCAAACGTTTTTACTTCTCTTTAGCGAGGAAACGTTGACTCCATAGTCTGCCCGATAGGTGGCAAAACCTCCACTTGGATTGGATGATCTATAAGTGGTATGCCAGACGATACCGATTTTTGCGCTTCTGACCGCCACAGCAGCAGGGCTGCTAGCAGGTATAGCGTAGACGATAGTATTAGGGTGGAAAGTAATATAATCCTCACCATTAATCCTTTTCTTTTTAATATCCCCGGGACCATAGAGAAAATCACCTTGTATAATACCTTTAATCCCTAACTCCGGTAAATGCTTTAATGCAAGCTTAAGCTTAACAGCCAGATCGCCGCTAGTATCAGCGTCCACATCAGAGTTAGACTTATAGACCTTAGGATCTTTATTGAAAATTCCCTTTTTAGCGACAAAGAATTTGCCATCACGTGGATCAGTGCCAGCAAAAATAGCAGGAGCGCCATCCCATTTAACAGATACGTTACCGTCATGTTCACCTCTCAGCATGTCTCTTAGACTACGTAAAGCTTCTATTGCCTGTCGTGTACCTTTTACACCGCCATAGATAACCTTATCCTCGATGTGGGTCATATGTGTGTTTTTAGATTCTGTTATAAAGTTTTTAAAATT